AGTAGGTCCTGTAGGACCTGTGGCACCTTGTACTCCAGTATCACCTTGTGGACCAGTAGGACCAGTGTTACCAGTTGCACCTAATGCACCAGTAGCGCCTGTTGCTCCCGTAGCTCCTGTTGCTCCTGTAGCGCCTGTAGAACCAGTCGCACCAGTGATGCCTTGAATACCTTGTATACCTTGTGAGCCAGTTGCGCCCGTTGCTCCAGTTGCGCCCGTGGCTCCAGTAGCACCGTTTAATCCAGCAGCACCTGTTGCGCCTGTGGCTCCAGTTGCACCAGTAGCACCTGTTACACCTTGTGCTCCAGTAGCTCCAGTAGGACCAACAATTTGTCCTACGTTATTCCACTGAGTTCCGTTCCATACATATAAATCCCCATTAGAATCAACGATGTACGCATCATTAACCGCGTTACCACTACCAGGCAATCCTGTTGTGCTTGGAACACTTCCAATGAAATTGATTGATGTGCCTTGTGGACCTGTCGGACCAGTAACGCCCTGCGGACCTGTTGCACCTGTTGGGCCTTGTGCACCTGTAGGACCAGTAGCACCTGTGCCCGCAGGACCTGTTGGACCTGTTGCACCAGTCGCACCTTTATCACCTACAGGACCTTGTGGACCTGCTGGCCCTGTTCCCGCACCGATAATCCCAATTGAAAATTCGGGTTCTGGTTGAATGATAATTTCGTCAGCCATTAATCAACCGTCACTTGTTGAGTTACGAACACCTGTCCCTTTACGTAGGTCTTTTGCCATGTTGCATCTACTGTAGAAGTAGCTTGTAAATCCCAGAAAGCGCGAGCAGGAAGATATGCGGTCTGTTGTTTTGTAAGCGATAGGCGTATCTTCTTTAATGCTGGGTCTGTTACAGTTACTGTGAACGTAGCGTATAGAGCAGGTGCGTTTGGATAGGTGCGAATTTGCGCTTTGAATACGAGTGTTGTGATATCCAGAGTATCTGGGAAGTCCATAATGACTGAGAAGCTGTCGCCTTGGTAGATAATAAGGTCGTAGGTAGCCGCGGTTGTAGGTGTAGGAGTGCGGCCGATATGGTCATTCTGGATGTAAATTCTTTCGGGCTTACGAGCGTCATCAATCTCTTGTGGCATATATACAGGGATAAGCTTATTAGTGCGTTTGGATACACGACGAAGTGTTCCAACTTCCATACGCCATAGCCCGATATTAAGCGCAGAACATAGTGTCTTGTATTGTTCTTGACGTTGAGAAATCATTCCCGTGAGCTGGTGATAGCGCTCAGAACGTGGGATTGTTACGCCGTCTGGGGCGAATATGTTGATATCAAAAGCTGAATCTGTAGCTAGAGTCCAAAGAGCTTCAATAGCTGAAAGAATAGCAATTGGGTACTCTTCTACGGCAGGCACTTTAGCCAGCGTCATCTGGTTGCCGTACCCATCAGTGCGGTTAAAGGTATGTTGTTCTACCGCAGTGTTAATAAATCTTTCAATGTCTGTATCTGTAAAGTATCGGAAGTGACTTCCTTCTACCGTGATAGTTGAGTTAAGAGCTGGGGCTGGTTGGAAGTGAATCATTCCATGGTCAACTTCAAGGGTGTAGCCTGTTGGATAGGCGACTGGAGCGCCATTAATCTTTACTACTAAACCATCTAGGTCTATTGGCTTTACATCCAAATAATAGTCTTTGGTAATTCCATCGCCAGTCTCAGACCACTTAAACTGCTTTGATAGGTCGCCTAGTTCTAGACGGGTCCGAGAGACCAAATCTGCTAGTGTAGCCACTCACCACTCCTAAACATCGCTCATACAATGGTAGCGACTCTTTCCCTAAAATCCCCCGCAAACGAAGAAGCGGGCACTAAGGCCCGCTACTCCGCTAAAACTTAGCTTAGATAACGCCAGCTAAGTAGCCCTTTGATTCTAAATGCTGGGCCACAGCACGGGTTACCTGATACTTTTGACCAGCTTTGAAACTGTAGTTATTGCCAGCGCCGAGAGTCATATTCTCAATGTCTTCAAGAACGCGAACTACTACAGTATCTTCCTGGCTTCCGACTTTAATTGGGTCGTCAACAATTACTGTTTGACGGTCAGGGACTGTAGCATCAATAACTTCTGTTTCTAACTTAATCTTAGCTTCAGCGGTTGCCATGCTCATCTCAGCAGCGCGTTCTAAAACAGCTTCCTGATTTTCCTTTAGCGCTTTCTCACGAGCACGACCTGTAACATCGCTAGGTCTTACTTTACTTGCCATTTGTGTTCTCCTAATTAGTGACTGTTAAAATGGGCAGTTTAAGGACATGCCCAGGTCGCAGTATTAAATTGTGATTAGTTGGTTTCTGCAATAACAACAGCTTGGTCAGTGATAAGACCGAGACCGAAGATTGAGTACCAAGCAAGCGCATGCTCACGACCGAAGTCAAGAATACCGCCATCGCGGAGTTCGACTGGTAGAGAGATTGCGTGACCGAATGCGTTATCTCCAATGAAGATAGCGTCATAACGGTCCCTGTTTCCGTTACCTGTGAAGGTAGCAGGAGTGATGTATCCACCACCAGGTGTTACGGTTGGGGTAGCAACTGCTGTATCTGCAGAGTAGCCAGAACCAGCACCGCCAACAACCTTAAGAACCTGAGTTGTCTCAATGAATACAACGTCATAGAGACGTCCGATTTCACCGAGCATGAAGTTACCTGGAGCAGCGTACTTCGTGACTTCAATGAATTCAGGCATGTCACGGAGCTTACGGCTTTGGTGTGGGTGCACGAAGCAGACGTAGGTCTCTCCGAGCCTTGGAATGTTCTTGGTTGCTAGGGTCTCTACTGCATCCTTGACTGTGCGAGGTGTGAAGTAGAAGGTACCTGTCATGGACGCACGGGTTGTACCAGTGGTTCCATCTGCATACCAGTTGTTAACAGCTGATAGAGCGCTGCGGTCTTCACCGTAAATGGTGGAGGTAGCAGCATAGAGTGTGTCGCGTGATAGCTGGTCTAGATAGATCGCCATGTTGCGGCCAAGAAGACGTGAGGCTGATGCCATTACGTCATCGAATGATGCGTTGAGTAGCAGTTCAGAAACCGCAAGAGCATAACCATGCTCAGATACGGTGATTGAGAATTGCTGTGCGGTCAATGCGTTGGTTTGCATACGAACACCTTCGACGAGGCCAGAAGCAAAGCCGAGGTTGTTGTAACGCATGAAGTTAATTTGAAGACCAGGAGCTACTCCGAGCTCTGTCTTCTTTACTGCGAATTGCTCAAAGCGAAGGATTGGCATTGCCTGGAACAAGAATTTCCTTTGACCAGATCGTCTGGATTGCTTGCGTAAGCTGGCTATTTGCGCCAGAGTACGCTGTAGGTGCGGCAGCTAAATTGCCGGTACCTGTGAGGGCTGATGCCATGTCGGTCTTACTCCTTAGTATTTAATTTAGTAGGTAATTACTTACTACCCGAAGATTCCCTTGCCACGATCAGATGCTGCTTGTCCTAGCAACTTCCCGCGGTATTTTGCGTACTCGGTAACCGACATAGCGGCTATTTGTTCCGCTGTAAACTGCTGTTGGTCCGAATTGGTGTCCAGGGGTCCGGAAGGTGGCGCGGTTACCCGGCTACCTGTCATTTCACGACGAGCAGACTGCATAGCCTGCTGTGCAGAGTCAAGGATACGCGATGAGCGCTCTTTTAGACCTGCGATACTCTGCTCAATCTCTTCCTTACTGTTTCCAGTAATGAGATCAAGCAACTCGGGGATGATGTTCTCTCGCTCATCATTTAGGCGCATTGAGCGGTACTCACTGAGTTCAGTGAACTGGCGCTCGCGCTCTAAAAGAGTAAAAGCTTTTTCCCTCTCAAGGCGTTCTGCCTCGAGCTTTTCCGCCCATTCTTTTTCTTTTGTTTCCAAAAGTTGACGGACGTCCATTTCGGCTTCGGCCTTCTTACGTGCCTCTGCCTCTTGTTCTGCACGAAGCCTCTCAGCTTCTGCGAGACGTTCTTCGCGCTCCTTCTTCAGAACGGCAAGTTCTTCCTTAAGAGAATCTATTTGAGGATAGAGCTTGGACTTCTCCTGCTCACGCACCTTCTTTAGATCCTCCTCGGTGTAAGACTTGTTAGGAGTCTGCGATTGGACGGGTGTTACGAGTGTATCTGTCGTTGCTGCCGGAACATCCTGGAAAAACGCTTCCTGGGCTTCAGGCGAATCAACAATGTTAGTTGTTTCTGACATATTTATTCCTTAGGTTTTGGAGGTCGTTGTCCGAATTAGTGCCACGATGACCTGCGGATTTATTTGGGATTAGGCTTGCAAACAAATGGTTATTTGTCAGCCTAAACTTAGTTATCCCCGTACTTCGAGTCTTCTGGTGAAGTGCCTCGACGTTGTGGGATCTTGGTTCCATATGCTTTGGTAACCAATTCTGCGGACATTTGATCGATAGTCTCTGCCTCAAACGGAGTGACTATTCCAGGTTGTCCTGTAGGACCTGGACCAACTCCAGCGCCAACCTCTGATCCAGGTGCTGGCTCTAGGTTCTGATTTTCTGGCAATAGGCCAGTCAAGGATGCGATAGCAGAGTTGATCTGAGACCTGATTAGATTCAGAGCACCGTCAGCCTTGGCATCTTCAATAAGTTCTGTACGAATTTCATCAAGCTTCTCATCTGGAAATTCTTCACCTAGAGTACGAAGAGCACCCTTGCGGCTTTCTAGATTCATCTGCATCTTTGTCTGAATTTCGTTCAAAACAATTAGCTTATCTAGAGGCAATGGTTGTGGGAAATGAACAGTTGTCTCGTATGTAATCGGATTGTTAGGATCAAGAACAGCCATTTGATCTGGCTTTATTGGTCCATTGAAAGCTGGGTTATATGTAAACATCTCTGGCTCTTTTGTTGCAATAGTTAAAAGAGCAAGTTCATTAATCTTTTGTATTCCTTGGCTGTATTGAACAATCTTCTGATTGTATCTATTCATCAATGGCTGGTATTGAATTGCTAACGCAACGCCTGATGTATTAGAGATAGGTTGAACTTCGCCAAGTGCTGATTGCGGTA